GTGACCGCACATGGCGGTCGGCTGCGATGTGGTTGGCCGGTCAGGTGGATGGTGCAGTGATTTCACTGCACCTGTGTCCCTACGCCAACCCGGTGGACATCCGCACGTGGCAGCGCCGGCAGGACCCCAATTACAAGCCATCCGGCAAGAGCACCAAGGCGGGCACCAGCAACGCCACGACGGGTGTGCGGGAACACGTGCGTCCTCTGGTGGAGGCGGGCGAGGCGATCAGCGTGGCCGACGTGGTGCAGGCCACCGGCAAGTCGCGCATCGTGGTGGAGGCGGCGATCGCTGCCGAGCGGGGGCGTGTCGAGGGCATCGCCGAGGCGCCTGTGGACGTGCTGCAGCTGGCCGAGGCGTTGGGCCTGGGGCAGAAGGCCAAGGACCGTCTGAGTGCCCTCATACGCCGCCAGGAGCGGGAGTATGCGGTGCGGGTGGATGACGAGGTGACGCGGCGTGTCCGCAAGCATGTCGCCGAGGTGCTCGACCCGCTCTACCAGTCGAAACTGACCGAGGCCGACCGGCGGCTGGAGCGGATGTCGCGTGGCAAGCCGGTGATGAGCAAGGGCGAGTATCGCTCGCTGATGTGGGCGCTGCACGAGGACCAGACGGATGTGAAGCGCCGGGCCGAGGCGTTTGGCATCGTGCGTGATCTGCGGGTGGTGCTGGGCGGCGCTGAACCGGAGGATCTGAAACCGCGCACACTGCCCTCGACAGTGGAGGAGTTGCTGGCCCGTCGCAAGCGACCGATGCCGGGGTTCAGGGCACGCGCCTGACATAGTTGCGGCCCCGGACGTGTCGAGCGAACCGGGGCCGCGGAAAGCCTACACACAAGAGACTGGTGTTATATGAGCGAAGGGCCGGTGGCTGGCAATCCCCACCGGCCCTTTGTTCGATCCAGGCGCCTGCCAAGCCGTCCCTGGAGTGCGTGACCCGATGAAGGACCACCGATGACCACCGACGAAGGTCCAACCCGACGAAAGGTCCAAACCAGCGAAAGGCCAACGAATGTCCGATACCCCCGAAACATCCACAGACGCAAGCTTCGTCCCATCGGCTGACGATGCGTTGACCATGGCGGTCAACCTCGCCCGCAACTGTGGGTGGGCGGTCTTCCCGTGCCGATTGGACAAGCGCCCGTCATGCCCGCATGGGTTCAAGGACGCGTCGCGTGATCCGGCGCAGATCGAGGTGCTGTGGCGGCGGTATCCCGCGCCGCTCATCGGCATCGCCACGGGCGCCGTGTCTGGCGTCTGGGTGGTGGATATCGACTCGCCGCGACACATCGAGGCGTGGCAATGGTGGCAGGATCACCACCCTCGCCTGTCTACCCGCGTCTTCCAGACCCGGTCTGGCGGCCTGCACCTCTACTTCCGCGACGGGCATGGCATCGGCAACACCGCAGGGCGCATCTGTCGTGGCATCGATACCCGCGGCGACGGGGGTTACGTGATCTTCTGGTTCGCCGCCGGGCTGGAGTGCCTCGATGAGTCGCCCATCGCGCCCTTCCCTGACTGGCTGAGACTGCTAACCATGCCGCCCCCCGCGCCCGCCAGGACGGTCTGGAAGGCGTCCGGCAGTTCCGGCGAGGGCGGCATAGCGGGCATCCTCAAGCGCCTCTCAGAGGCTCCTGAGGGCGAGCGCAACAACCTGCTCTACTGGGCAGCGAGGCGGCTGGGGGAGAAGGGATTAGGCACCCCGGCGGTCGCGGCAGCACTGTTGCCGGTCACCGCCAGCCTCGGCCTGTCTGACCTGGAAGCACGGAGGACCATCGAAAGCGCCACCAAAGGGGGACCATCATGAGCGCTACCAATGCCGGCGCCTGGGCGAAGCCACCGCCTGGCAACGGCGCAGCCCAGACGTCGATCGTCGATGCCTTGTCGCTGGACAGCTGGCTGAACCGGCATCTACCGCCCAGAGTTCGCCTGCTGGGTGACGTGATCACCAACAATTCCCGCGTCTGGCTGGTCGGTACCACCGGCATCGGCAAGACACTGCTGGCGCACGCCATCGCCGGGGCGGTCGCCGCCGGGGCGGACTTCTGCCACTGGCAGTGCGAGCAGGCCACAAGGGTGCTCATCATCGACGGCGAAATGTCGGTGGACGGCCTGCAGAGCCGCCTGCGGCTGATGCAGCAGCACCAGCCGGGGATCGATCCCCACATGCTGCTCTGCTTCTCGCTGCAGGATCAGGACGCCATCGCCGCCCAGTTCCCGCACCTGCTCAAGCCAGCTGTGCTGAACAGCCCGGAGGGCATCGACTGGATCATCGAGCTGATCAAGCTGTGCTCGCCGGGCATGGTGGTGTTCGACAACGTCATGTCCCTGCTGGCCGGGAGCATGAAGGAAGAGGATACCTGGGAGCCAGCCAAGCCTCTGGTGCAGTATCTGACCAAGTTGGGCATCGCTCAGATGTGGCTCGATCACACCGGCTGGAACGCGAACCGGCAATACGGCACCAGCACCAAGGGCTGGATGTTCGACGTGGTGGCGGTGCAGCAGCCGCTGGACGACGAGGCAAAGGCCGCGCTGGGACACGGCGAGACCGGGTTCACCCTGGGCTTCGACCCGCCCGCCGGCAAGGCACGCAACCGCCATCCCGATCGCTGGGAGGACTTCGCCCAGGTCAAGCTGGTGCTGCTGCCCAAGGGCATGGGCTGGTCGCACGAACTGCTCGACCCGAAGGCCGACGCCGTTGCCAAGGCAAAGGCCAAGGCAGCACCGAAGCCCTACGCCCAGCGGTTCCACAAGTCGCTGCTCGATGCCCTGGTGTCTCGTCCTATGAGACCAGGCGAAACCACCAGGGCAGCATGGCAGGAGGAATGCATCCGGGTTGGCCTGGTGCCGGAAAGCTATGCCGGGGAGACCGGGATTGAGGCATCGAAGCGACTGCAGCGGTTCCGCACCGCCCTGGCTGACCTCGTGGCCGCCCAGTGGATCAGCTGCGACGGGTCGCTCGTCAAAGACCTTCGGCAGAGCTACTCGTGACGCGGCATTCGGCAAAAAAGGGGTTTCGGTCACCTTCGTCACGCGCGTCACGCTCCCCTATAGGGGGCGTGACGAGTGACGAATCGTCACGGTCACGCGTGACGAACCAGAAAAGTGAGTGACGACAACGCGTGACGCGCGTGACTTAAAGTGGCGTGGGTATATACAGTTTTCATCTTCGTCACGTTATGATTTTTTGGCTGTTTTCCGTCGTTTTTGCCGTCTACAACAAACGGGCCGCAAGGGTGCTTCCGACACCCAATGCAGCCCTGACCACAACCGCAGATGGAGTGCGACCATGGCTGACCGTGACGATACCACCAACATGCTGGCCTTGATCGAGGGCTTCAGCGTCTATGCCAACTTCGATGCCACATGGCACATACTCGCCATCACCCTGAATGGCGGCGTCCAGCTTGCCGACCGCATCAAGGACCGCGCTATGGCCGATTGGATGTGCCAGTTGCTGAATGCCGCCATAGGCGCGGCTCAGCCAGACATCCAGCAAGAGGTGGCCGACCTGCACCAGATCGTGCGCCAACTGAACGAGCGACTAGCCAAGCTCGAGCGAGGCTAATAAAGTTGCGTGGCGATGCCGTCAGACCTCATTGTCGGACCTGCTAGGTCGTCTTCCTCAAGGCGACAGGCCGCAAGCCTGTGGAAGCCCGGCCAATCCGGCAACCCAAAGGGACGCCCAAAGGCCACAGATGACCTGCCTTCGCTGGCCCGTGAACACACCAAGGAAGCCGTGCAGCGCCTCGTGGCTATCATGCGTGCCGACGACGACGGACGCGCTCTGGCAGCCATCCAGCAGCTGCTGGACCGTGGTTGGGGCCGACCGATCACGCCGATCGTCGACGAGACCGAGGGGACCAGCTTGACGTTGTTGCATTTGATTGCGGCGCGGCGTGTTGCCGAAACGTTGCAAGCCGCGTCGGAGGGGCAAAGCACGAACGAATCGGGCGACTCCTCCAAGCCTGTGGTTGATTATAGTGTTCCTGCCCTGGAATAGTCGGTAGAACAAACTCGCCCCGGCACGGCCGGGCCTGGCGCGTCGCGTCATGGCAGGGCTGGGCATGGTAGGGCGTGGCAGGGCAGGCATGACATGGCACAGGGGCGGCATCCTGCCGCCGCCCCAGCCGTCAGTGCCTTCATGCCGCCTGCTTCCTCATGCTGTCCAGCCGGCCCAGCGCCTCGGCCAGCAGGCACCGGGCGTCGAGCACCTGACCGTAGCCCACCGCGCTGATCTCGCCGAAGCGGATCAGCCGCAACTGCGCCATTGCCTGCTCCAGCTTGGCGGCGATCGCCTGGAGATCGCTCATCACACGACCTCCTCTTCGTCGTCGTATGCCTCGACATCGAACAGCGTCTCGGTGCTGTAGGGTTCGCACTCCTTGTCGCATGAGGGGCACCAGCTTGGCCCGATCACCAGCATCTCATCGGCAAATTCGTTGGGGCACTCGTCGCAGATATAGTGGCAACGAAAAACGCGCATGGGCTTAAGCACTGACTGTCTCCTGTGTTTCGCTCGACAAGGAGGAACATACACACTGGGCTTGACATAATCAAGGGGTGATCGTATGTATCGGGTGTCGAGCAACACAGGAGACAGAGACATGAGCGACATCACCATCAACGGCTACATCGTCCACGACACCGATGGCCTCATCCACGGCTACGGCGCGACCGCCGCCGAAGCATGGTTGGATATGAAAAACACCATGCGCCACGCCAATGTCAGGCTACTCGGTGAGCGGGACGACAGCGGCGAGGAGCGGGGCAACTGGGTCTACGAAAGCGAACTGGTGGTCGCGCCCGCCACCGCCGCGCTGTTGCAGCTGGTCGAGGATCACGGCGGCAATTGCTCGTGGGGCAGGATCGGGCGTCTAGGCATCGCCTGCACGGTGGACGAGGAGCTCGCCTAATGGATGAGAGCGACCGCACTGACCTGCCGTCAACCTCGATGGCCATCCTAGTCGTGGTCGTCGGCGTCGCCATCATCCTGGCGCTGCTGTTCCTGTTCCAGGTCCTGGTGGTGCGATGATGGCAATGGCAGCCAGGCTGCTGCTGCTCCTGGCCCTCTACCTGGGCGCGCTCTGGTTTGGCGGCTACGTGTTCTGGCTGGCAGGCGCCATCCGCTAGGTGATGCACCACCCCCAGGCAGGATGCCATGAGCTCCGGTTATGCTTGGTGAACTCATCGTCGATCCACGCATAGCTCGACGCAGCCTCCGCCACGCCACAGCGCACCGCCACAGCCAGCGCCGCACGGGCATACTGCGCGTATCCCACGCTGCCCGACGTTTCGTTGTAGAGCTCAGCCATGCCGGTCGGATCGTCCGGGGCAAACGGCACTTCGTCCGGGTGCATCGCGACCGTCCGCATCGCACACTCCAGCCACGACAGATACGTTGGCCCGACCAATGCCTGACCAGCTGCGTGCGCCACCGGAGCGGTGCGCTGGACCTGCCACAGCGCCCCATCGCCCTTGTCCACGACCGTCATCACCTCGTTCTGGCACTTGACCGAGAACGGTTCCACGGGCCATGGCCCGCCGGCATAGTGATCGACCGGTATGAACGTGTCGGTCGCGGTGATCGCAGCCGTCAGGTTGCATGTATATACAAGGCCGGTGTTGTATGGCACTGGCGTGGCGCGTGGCCAGGCTTCGCCGTTGGTTCTCTGGACCTCGGAATCGATCTTCCAGACCAGCGGTTCGCTCCACTCGTCGAAGCCCAGCTGGACGCACAGCCCATACACCAAGCTTTCCATGGCACACTGCCAGAACACGGCATACGTGCCGGATGGATGCGCCGGGGTGCCCTGCGATCCACCGAACTGCCTGGCACGGAATACCGACAGGATCGGGTCCTCGTTGGCCATGTCCTTCAGCATCTCGGAGCGCACGCCCTCCATGTGCGCGTGGAACACCGATTGAGCCAGCAGCCAGCGCGGCGGATCGGTCGGCGAGGCAACAGCCGCATACAGCTTGTTCCTGAGCGGCCATGCGCCATACCGCCCGGCCCAGGTGTAGCGACCGGACGCCGGCTCGCCGATGATCTCGATGTTCGCCTGGAACTGGAGCGCCTCCAGGTAATACACGTCGCCGGTCAGCAGCCACGGCAAGTATGAGCACGCAGGCGAGTGCCCGCTGTCGTAGGTGACGATGCCCTTGGTCATCGGCACGATCGGATCGCCGCCGTTCGGGTAGCTGGTGATCTTCGGGTAGTCGTTGACCAGATCGAGCGGCGCACCCGTGACGGGGTCACGCAGATGCATCGAGATGGTGCCCGACGCCTCGCCCTGAGCAATGACCGTCTCGGTGTTGTTCCCTTTGCACAACCACTGTGCGGACCAGCCGGTCAGGATGCCGATGTCGGGGCGATCGCCGGTCCACCCCATGCCGGTGACCATGCCCGAAAAGCCCATGGTGGTGTACGTCTGCGGCGCCAGATCGCCGATGAACTGACCGAGCACCGTGCCGTCGTAGTGCGGCACCTTGCCCGAGGCGATCAGTGTTTCACGTGAAACACGCACCGGCCTGGGCGCGGACTGCCAGCGCCAGCGCGCATACCAGGGATGGCTGGGCACTTGGACCGTCGCCACCAGTTCGTCGCCGTCCCAGATCTCGGCCTCGTAGGCGCCCAGGTTGGCGGGCGTCAGGCCGTCCACCAACGGCACGCCTAGCTCGACGACGACCTCTTGCCGCGAGCCATCAGCGTCTGGCCGGAACCACACGGTCAGCCCCGGCAGCGCGTCGTCCTGCCGCGGCGCGCGGTAGCAGCGCTGCACAAAGGCGCCTTCCGGGTCGACGTAGTCGCCCAGGTTCTCGGCCCCCGCCTCCTCGTAGACGGTCTCGCCGGATGCGGCGCGGATGACAACCGCCAGCCCCTCACCCGGCTCAGGCTCAGGCTCAGGCTCCGGTTCGATCGGGGGCTCAGGCTCCGGCAGGGTATTGTCTATGATGCCGCCCGGCGGCTCTGGCGTGGGTGTCGTTACCGCGTTCTCCAGAGCCAGCACGCGCGCGTCCAGATCGGCGATTGCCGCATCAGTGGCACCGGCATGCTCCTCCAGAGCAGCGACACGCTGTTCCAGCTGCGGATCGTCCGAGGGCTTGGGCATTGGCGTTCCAGTTGGCGGGAATCCGCCGGTAGTGGCATGTTACCCACAGGGGGAGCCACCCGCTATGTCGATGATGTCGATGCCGCACACGCACGAGGTGCGTTACCGCGAGCTCAGCTACGCGCAGAAGCGGGCGATCCGCGAGCAGCTGGAGGCTTCGTTCGACTGGGACGACGGGAAGTACGCCGAGGGCGCGTCTGACCACAGCATCGCCGCCGAGGTGGGCATCCCGTGGTCGCTGATCCGCTACGTGCGTGAACGCGACTATGGCCACCTCGCCCCATGACGCTGCACCTGCAACATGATATACTGGCGCCAGATACGAGCGATTCTACTTCGGGCGCTGCGTCTCCTCCCAACGACGCACCGCCCGATTTTTCCGCCTTCGACTTCGCGCTGCAGCGCTACAACCGCGCCCCCATCGCCTTTGTGAGGGAAGTGCTCCTGCAGGAGCCGGATGCGTGGCAGATCGAGGCCCTGCGTGGCTTCGCCAGGGGCTTCACCCGGCACAGCATCAAAAGTGGTCACGGTGTCGGAAAGAGCTGCTTGGCTGCGTGGGTTGTTTTGTGGTTTTGTTGCACCCGTGCACCCTTTAAGTGTGCGCTGACCGCACCATCCGCGCCCCAGCTGTTCGATGTCCTATGGCCCGAGCTCCTCAAGTGGATGAGCCGTATGCCCGAGCAGTGGCAGGCGCTGTGGGATGTGACCGCCGACCACATTACCCTCAAGAGTGACCGCGAGTGCTTCGTTACGGCGAGGACATCCCGCCCCGAGACCCCCGAGGCGATGGCCGGCTTGCACAGTGCCAACATACTCTTGGTCGCGGACGAAGCATCGGGCATCGACGAGAAGGTCTACGAGGCTGCCAGCGGCTCAATGAGTAGTTCCGGAGCGATCACGCTGCTGATCGGTAACCCAACGCGCGACTCGGGGTTCTTCTGGCGCACTCACACGCTGGAGCGCGATCGCTGGCGCTGCATGACGGTGAGCTCTGCCGAGAGCACACGTGTCGATCCGGCCTACGTGGCTGAGATGAGCCAAAGATACGGCCCCGAGAGCAACGCGTTCAGGGTCCGCGTGCTGGGTCAGTTCCCCGCCGGTAGCGATGATACATTCATCCCCGGCGAGCTTGTAGATGCTGCAATGAACCGGGACACAGTGCTCGATACCGGTGCGCCGATTCTTTGGGGGTTAGACTGCGCGCGCTTCGGCGCCGACGCATCGGTGTTGATCAAGCGTCAGGGCGCGTGCGTCACCGAGCCGCCGCGCCGTTGGCGCAACATCGATTTGATGGTCCTGGCCGGCGCGGTCAAGCACGAGTTCGATTTGGCGCAGGCCTCACGGCCATCGCTGATCGCGATTGACTCAATCGGCATTGGCGCTGGTGTGGTGGACCGCCTGCAAGAGCAGGGCCTGCCGGTGCTGGGCGTCAACGTCTCTGAGTCACCGGCCAATGCAAATAATTATATGCGCTTGCGTGATGAACTTTGGGCCAGGATGCGCGAGTGGCTCGCCACCCGTACCGTGCGCCTGCCCAGAGACGATCAGATGCGCGACGATCTGGTGAGCGCCAGATATACATTCTCATCCACGGGCAAGCTGCAAATTGAATCGAAGGAGAGTATGAGGCGCAGAGGCCTGCCCAGCTGCGACAGTGCCGACGCGCTGATGTTAACCTTGGCGCAACAGGGACTCATGGTCACATCGGCGAACCAGAGTTGGTTATATGATAGCGCTCCCGTAATGGGCAGCATACCAGGAATGGAATGATGCAGAGCACCGTAGAGCAGCGCTTCTGGAAATACGTTTCGCCCGAGCCAAACAGCGGGTGTTGGTTGTGGGATGGTGCCGCAACCCAGCAGGGCTACGGCATGCTGAACATGAACGGGCCGAGACGACTTGCTTCCCACATCTCGTTAGAGATGGATGGTAGGCCAAGGCCACACGATCGCTCATTTGCTTGCCATCACTGCGATATGCCCAACTGCGTGAACCCCGATCACCTCTACTGGGGCGACTACCGGACTAATGCCGCCGACTCGATAAGGCGAGGCAGGTTTGTCCTGCCCGTATGGCGGCGCGGCGAGGAGAATAACAAGGCCAAACTGACCGCCGACCAAGTGCTGGAGATTCGGCGATCCACCACCGAGACGACGTACGAGATAGCCGACAGGTTCGGCATTTCGCAGGCGGCGGCCTGGTACATCCGCACACGCAAGACGTGGGGGCACATCTGATGCAGCTGATCCACATCGAGCGGATAACCGCTACCAGCGATGACCAGCGCCTGGGCTTCCTGCTGACGGCGCGGGCCAAGGCAGCCGAGCAGGTGGTCGCCGCCAACGTGCGCGCTCAGGCGAGCAAGACCGACTTGGTCGAGCACGTGACCCGCCGCCTCCAGGCCGGCGAGGACCGGCTCAGGCTGCGCCACAGGCTGCTGGAGAGCGGCATGCCGACCAGCATCGCCGACGCCATCATGCGCGCCGCCACGGACGCCGTTCGCCCCGACCGACCTGCCGGGGTGACCGGAGGCATAAGCCAGCAGACGGACTTCCCCGAGTTCCAGAGGTAACCCATGCCCAGCAAATCCAAGTCGCAAGCACGCCTGATGCAGGCAGCGGCGCACACCAAGGGCGGCTACGCCGGGGTGCCGCAGAAGGTCGGCAAAGACTTCGCCAAGGCTGACCAGCAGAAGGGCACCAAGCGGCTGCCGGCACGCAAGAAGTGAGCCCGCTCGCCATCATCCTGATCGTGGTGTTGCTGATGGTGATGTTCGGCGGCTGGTGGGGCTACCGCGGCGGTCACTACTACGCCGACAGCCCCTACTACGGGCCGGGCATCGGCATCGTCGGGCTGGTCATCCTGGTGCTGCTGGTTCTCTTACTGATGGGACGCATCGGATGAGCGGCATTTTACCTCCCGGACTCGTGCCACCGCCCGGCCTGCGCCAGGGCGTTAACCCGATGGCGCCGCAGGTGGGTCAGCAGGGCATGACCCCGCCGCAGCAGGGCCTGCTGGCGCCCAACACGCAGAGCTACGGCGCCCCCCCGCTGCCACCGATCGAGGGGCTGGTGCGCCCGATGGGCCAGAGACCCACGGACCATCAGGTGATTGCGACGTTGTTGCCCAGGCGCAAAGACGAGGACATCCCGGACGACCCGACCGACGACCTGCCGCCGGAAATCCGGCCTTATGCGCTGGGCCTGCGTCCTAGCGTGCAGCCATCCTCGACCCCGTGGGTGCAGGAGGTCGTTTACGCTCGACTCGGCAAAGAGGACAGCGAGATTGCCGAGATCAACAGGTATTATTTTGGTATCGCGCGAAACTATGACGAGGAACTGAGCAACCAGAGGGTTACGGCGTCGGAATATTACAACGGTAAGGGCTTCGGCGACGAACCGGCGTTAAAGGGTCGTTCTCAGTTGGTGATGACTGTTGTTAGGGATACGATTCGTTCGACACTCCCAAGCCTGCTGCGCGTGTTCACCGGCGTCGAGGACCCGGTGCATTTCGAGCCGATCAGCAGCGAGATATCCGGCAACGACAAGCTGGCGACGATGCTAAGCCGCCAAGCTACCGACTACGCCCGCTGGGCGCTGTTCGTGGCCAACCCCGGCTGGTCGATCCTGCACGATGCGCTGCTCGATGCGCTCACCCGCAAAGCCGGCTGGGTGCGTTGGTCGTGGGGCAAGAAGCAGCAGATCCGCACCGAGGTGGCCGAGGGCCTCATCCTGCCGCAACTGCAAATGCTGCTCGCCGAGCCGGGCATCGAGGCGCAACGCATCGTACGCCGACCGATGACCAGGGTCGAGCAGGAGGCGATGGCCAAGACGCCCGAAGGCCAGATGTATCTGGGCCAAGGCGGGCCAGCGGAATACTGGAGCGCCACCATCACACGCAGCGTGCAGCAGGCGTGGCCCATCGTTGAATCGGTGCCGTCCGAATGCGTGTGGGTGGTGTCCGACGCCTCGACGGTGAAGGAAGCGCGCGGTGTTTTTCACGTCAGGGACGTATCCGCCTCGGACCTGATCGAGATGGGGTTGGATGAGCACGCGGTGCTGCGTGCTGGTGGTTCAGCGCCCACGACGCAGTGGCGGCGCGAGGCGATCGCCCGTGACAGTGCATCAGGGCACCACATGCACGGCGGGCCACCCAACGACCGCAGCATGGGCATGATCCGCTATATCGAAGGCTGGATCAGGTGCGACGCCGACAACGACCACAAGGCGGAGCTGCTGCACACCCACAGCCTCGGCGACGACTGCCGTCTGGTGCAGTGGGAGCGCACCGACGAGATCCCCTTGTCGTGCTTCACGCCTTACCGCGAGCCGGGGCGGATCATCGGGTCGTCTGTGTCCGACATGGTGATGGACCTGCAACGCCTGCAGTCCAGGGTGATGCGCGCGACGCTCGATAGCCTCGGGCAGGCGATGTACCCGCGGACCGTGATCACCCTCGGTCAGGTGAACATGTCCGACGTGCGCCAGACCGCGATCGGCAGCATTATCCGCGTTGCACAGCAGGGCGCCGTGCAGGAGCTCGTGAAGCCGTTCGCCGGGGCAGCGGCGCTGCCGATCATGCAGTTGCTCGAGGGCGTGCGTGAATCACGTACTGGCATCACCCGCGCCTCCCAGGGCCTCACCGTCGACGAACTCCAGAGCACCGCGCCGATCGCCGTGTCGCAGCAGACATCCGCCGCGCAGGACCGGCTCGACATGATGGCGCGCACCTTGGCCGAAACCGGCTTGGCGCCGCTCTATTCGGGACTCCTGCGCATGCTCGCCAAGCAGCAGGACCGGCCCAACGTCATCCGCATCCGGGGCGAGTGGATATCGATCGATCCCAGAGCGCTGGGCACGATGTGGGAAGCCGCGGTCGAGGTCGGCGGCAAGGGTATGCCGATGGAGCGCCTCGCCATGCTCGCCCAGATTGCCGGCAAGCAGGAGCAGATCATCACCAACTACGGCCTGCACAACCCGCTCGTGGGAGTGCCGGAATACCGCAATACCTTGGCCAGGATGTTGGAGACCGCGAACATCGCCGACGTCAGCAACTATTTTAAGGAATTACCGGACGGCTGGCAGCCGCCGCCGCCCAACCAGGGGCCAACTCCGGAGCAGGTGCTGGCCATGGTGCAGCAGCAGAAGACCGCCGCAGATCTGGAGACGGATCGTGCCAAGGCGCAGACCGATCGCAGTAAGGCGCTGTCGGACGACGATCGCGAGCGCGACAAGGCGGCGCTGGACGCATGGGTTGAGCTTTGGAAGATCGGCGCGCAGTTCGGCACGCCTGTTCCGAGCCTCGACGAGCTACGCGCGGCGATGCAGCCAGACCAGCCCAACCTTGGCCTCATCGGCGACCTGCCGCCGCCTACGTCCCCGCAGCAGCCGGCAACCGGTGTGCAGGGGCCGCAGCAGCCCAAGCCGGGGCCAGCCTCGCCGATGATGGGGATGGCGCCGGGACAGGGCGGTGGCCTGGGGGCCCAGCGTCCGCAGGCGCCGGTGGCGCCGCCGGTAGGCTCCACCCCGCCCGACACCGCTCATATGGTTCGCCAGGCGCTCGCTACCGGTAACTTACCGACGACGTATGGCCAGATCGCCGATCGGGCGGTGGCCGGCAACATCGCTGGCATGGGTGGGCCATCGGTCAGGCCGGGCGCATGAGCGAGCAGACCGGAACGAAAGGACCAAACCTCGCCCCTAGGTTTGGCCACCTCCCCCCGAGGTTTGGAAATCTGCCATCCGCCAGATTCCGCCAAATTCCGCCAAATTCCGCCAGAGCTCCGGGAATATCGTCGGAAATCGCGCCAAATCGCTTCAAATCGCTCGAAATCGCTCGCCATGGGTGACCGCACCAAGCGCCCGATGAGCGAGACGGAGCGGGATTTGATCATAACCCTCCGAATCCAGGGCAAAACCTATCCAGAGCTCGCGGAACTGACCAAAAGACCCCTCGGAACCATCTCCAGCGTGATTTCCAAGGCCATTTTGACCCGAAAAGACCTCAGAACGCGCGAGATGGACCCGACTGTGAAGCGGAAAACACCATGAACTGGACTTTGGACCTCAATGCCGAGCCAAAAAGCATCATGGAGGCCCGTCAGGAGGCTTCCATGGCCCAAAGAGTGCTGAATGACGCGGTTTTCGTCGATTTCCTCGACCAAATGCAGCATGCAGCGTCAAATACCGCGCTTTTCGATGATAAATTGGAGGTTCGGGACGCCGCACGGGTGAAGGTGCTCACCATTGCCGAGCTCAAGGCGCGGCTTCAGGAGGCGGCACGCCGCCCGATGCAGGACGCCGAGGACCAGGAGCAGGCGACCGTGCATGAATGAGATGGAATGAGATGGAATGAGATGGAACGAGACTCGTTGCTGTTCCATTTGCATTCCTTTTAGGGGGACCAAATGAGCGAAACCACCGGCCCGGCCTCGCCAGCCGCGCCTGCCGCCGACACCAGCAGCAGCGACTTCGCGCCCGCACCCGACACCCGCCCCGAGCTCAGCGTCAGCGATGCCGCGCGGATGCTGCGGAACCACCGCCGCGCCCAGGCAGCGCCGCCGCCTGGGGATAACTCCGGGGGTTACGGGCACAACTCAGGAGAAGCGCCACCGCCAGAACCCGCCAGACCCCGCCCAACCCCGCCAGAATCCGCCCAACCCGGCGGCATGTCGGCGCTGGAGCGGGCGTTGGGGTTGGACTCTGGTGACGCACCTGACGCGGGCGACAGTGTTTCACGTGAAACACCCGGCAGTACGCCTGCCCAAACCCCGGCAGAAATCGAACTGGAGGGCCGGCGTTACACACAGGCCGAGTTGGCTGCCGCAGTGCGTCAGGCGCAGGACTACACGCAGAAGACCCAGCAGTTGTCCGCCCAGGCGCGCCAGCTACAGGCGCAGCAGCAGGCCCTGGCAGCCGCCCTGCCGCTGATCCAGCCTGAGATTGAGGCGCTGCAACGCCGGCTTGCTGAAGCGCCGCGCCCTGACCCGCAGCTGCGCCAGACCGACCCGGCGGCGTACTGGGACCAGTTGGCGACCTGGCAGGATGCGCAGATCGAGCACCAGCGCGTGCTGGCGATCCAGACGCACCAAGCCCAGGCCCGCGAGGCGGCGGTGGCCCAGGCCGTCGATCAGGCGAATCACGAGCTTGCCCAGAAATACCCGTTCTGGTCAGACCCGCAGCAAAGGCGGGAGATCCAGCAGGACATCATCAGTTGGGCCCGCACGCAGGGCTACACCGATCAGGAACTACACGGGCTGACCAGCGCGAAGTATCTGGAGACGCTGTTCAAGGCCTCGCTCTATGATCGCTACCAGGCCCGCATTAAGCCCCAGGCGACGCAGCCTGCTGTCGGGCATGCGCCGCGCGGGACCGCTCCACCGCCGCCACCTGCCGCGCGGGTCAGGGAGGCGTCCGAGGCGTTTGAGCAGCGGCCTTCAGTGAATAATGCCGCAGCACTGATCGGCGCCCGCCGAGCCGGAAGACCAAACGGGCATACGCAGTGGTGACCGAGGATTCCCCGGTCACCACCCGTTACTGCCCCGCCACGTCGTGCCGCGCCAAACCGCGCCGCGCCGCACGCTGCCATGCCACGTCTATGTTGCCCTAATGCATCTTTATCCGCAATGGACACACGCAGTGGTAGCCTGTCACACTGGCAACATTATTCAGGGGGAACGCACATGAGACAGGTACTGCTCGCAGGCGCTGCATTGTTCGCCTTGGTATCGCCAGCCATGGCCGGGGTGATCACCATCAGCGCGCTCGACGACGGCGTGGCTGTGGCGCTGGTCTGCACGGGTGGCATTAATGCGTCGATCAGCTGCGACGGTGCCAGCACGCACTTCGCCAGCATCGACATCGCAGCAGCCGGCAACCCGCCGCTGCCCGGCGCTTCGCTCGCCTCGCTGACGATCGACGCCACCGCAGCGACTGGCGGCACCCACGTGCTGGACATCTCGGTGGATCAGACCGGTCTCAATATCCTGACCGGCGGTGCCGACGCCACGTCCACCTTCACCGTTAACCACCTCGTGGGCGGTCCGTTCGGGCCGGCGACGCTGTCGACCAATGTGAATGGCGCGCTGTTCGCCAGCAACACCTTCCCGATCACGACCAACGCCACCACCAGCGAGACCGATCCGCTGCCGGCCTTGGTGACCAGCACCGGGCACGACTACTCGATCACCTTCACAGCGGCTGGACAGGCGGCTGCTGACACCATCCAGCTGGTGACCGGCGCAGTGACGGTGCCCGAGCCGATGACCCTCGGGATTCTCGGCATGGGACTGCTGGGTCTGGGCATGGTGCGGTATCGGCGTGCCTGACACGCGCCTCGACGAATACGACCAGTTGGAGTGGTGGGACGTGGCCCGCAGGCTGCATCCCACCATGACCTGGGAACAGTTCGCCCGCGACTGGGAGGACTTCCAGTGCCTGAAGAGGACCACGAGTGGCAGGCATGGCTGGTCCGGCGGAAGCAGTATCGCCTAGCCGCTGCCAGACAACGGCGGCAGGACGAGAGGGATGAGAAGCGGGAGATAGTGGCGCAGGCCAAACATTGCCTGATCGAGGCCTACGAGGACATGCGCGACCACCCCGACCTGCCATATGTGCCGCCAGAACCCACGCATGTTGCAAGCTAACCAACTGTTGCATTAAGGTCACTCCGACTCGCGAGGGCAGTGCTTGCACCCAGCGGCGCGAGTGACGTGCAGGCATCGCGTGTGATGCGCCCAAGGGACCACCGATCAGGAGTGCTTGCACCCACCTGACACGGCCTCCCGGCAAGCAGTCGCTCCAGATGCAGAAACCCGCCCCGCAAGGGGCTGTCTCTGTTTCTTGGGAGTGACCAATGGCATCACCGCCGACGATGGCAAGTGCGCCAACTAATACATATACGCAACAGCTAGCCTCCGGCACCGTCCATGAGGACGTTTCGGACGTGATTTATCGGATTGATCCCGAGGAGACCCCGTTCGTCTCGGCGCTGCCGCAGGTCGGTAGCAAGCAGATTTTGACTGAATGGCTCGTCCAGACGCTCAATAGCGCTGCAGACGTGCCGCAGCCCGAGGGCTTCACCGCGGTCATCAGCCCGTCAGTGAAACCGGTTCGCATGTCGAATGTCTGCCAGATATTCGCGCGCACCGTGGGCGTGTCCGGCACCCTGCGCGTGGTCGACAGCATCGGCGGCGAGGACGAATACAACCGCCAGCTGGTCATGCGCGGTATCGAGCTCAAGCGCGACCTGGAGCTCGTGAGCACGAGCAACATCCCCAAGGCGGCGACCGATCCGCGCCACATGGCGGGCATGCCGACGTTCTGCTCCAACGGCAGCGTCGGCGCAGGCGGCACCATGCCGGTGGGCGACGGCACCACCGCGGCGGTGCCCGGTACTGCGCGCGATCTGACGCTCACTCTCGTCAACGACGCCATGCAGGCGGCGTGGAACGCAGGCGGTTCGCCGACGATCGGGCTGATGAGTGGCAACATAAAAAATTACTTCAGCACGCTGTCGCAGGGCGGCACCGGCAACCCGATCGTGTCGCAAAATATCCAGTCCACGACTGCATCCCAGGAAGTCACCATCATGGGCGCGGTGGACGTTTACCGGACCAACTTCGGCACGCTCGATCTGGCGCCAGACCGGTTCATGCCGCCCAACATGATACTGCTGATCACCCGCGACTACGTGGAACTGGCACCGTTGCCTGAGCGCAATATGGTGGAACAACCGTATGCCCGTACGGGCGACAACACTCAAGGCGGAATAATCTTTGAGGGAACACTGCGGGTTACAGCTCCCAAGGCACATAGCGCCATTTTCGCGCTCAATCAATGATGCTACCTAAAGTAGTCTCCGTGGAAGTGTTTGGCGGCCTGTCTATAGGCCTGCGAAGCTTCGCTGATTGTGGGAAAAACTCCGAGTCTATGGACTTTCCCGCTGATCGTGATGCGGGCTTCGTAGCCATTCCTGCATTCAGTCACGCCTCTACTGCCGGTAATACTGTGAGTGCGGGCGCGACGATTGAAGGTCTGTTGCTGTCGGGTGGCCAGTCGCAGATTGCCGATTCGGTTGTTCAGCGGGTTGCCGTCGATGTGGTCGATTTCGTGAGGTCGCGGGTCGTCTCCGTAAGTCAGCAACCAAGCAATGCGATGCGCCAAACAAGCGCGGTTGTTCAAGGTAAGCGCCCAATATACCTCACCTCGATCGACCACGAGACGCCACCCAGCGAGCTTCCCAGCGTATCTGGCGTTCCATGTGGCGCAGGCCCTCTGAGTTCGGAAATGGCCTCTTGGCCTCTCGCGCCAGAGGAAGATGCCGGTGTCTGGATCGTAGTCCAGGCACTCGCGGACGAAGCTGAGATCGGGCAGTTTCTTTGCAGCCACGGCGTGCCTCCGCACGTTGGGGTCAGGGTCGGAGCAGCGACGTCAACTCGCTGTTCTGACCCGAATATACGGAGCGTCTCGCTATGACGCTACCGCTCTACGAGCGCTACGACCCGGTCACCACGCGCTACACCGAGATCACCACCGACTCGGAAACCGGCCTGCCGCTCATCACCTACACGCAGAACGTCAAGCCGATCGTCGAGGCATGCAAGCGTGCGGCCAGCAACTTTACCGGCACCAGCAAGACCGGCTTTACGCGGGTGGCCAGCATTCCGAACGTGGTCGTGCAACGGCTGATGCAGACCGGCATCTGGTACGACGAGAAGGCGATGAATGTGTGGCTGAACCAGCGTGACAACCGGGTGTTTCGTACGGACGACGGACGACGTCTCTAGGAGGCTATCACATGCCCATGGGAACCACAGACCAGCCCAACAGCAACGAGCGGATGGCGCCGTCACCCACGGCGACAGCGGCACAGCGCGCGCAAGGCGTGCAGACCATGCAGACGCCGCGCTTCCCCGGCTCTGACGAGCACGGGCGCAACCCGGTGCCGCCGCGTCAGGAATACCCTGGCCAGTATCACCAGGGGGACATGATCCCGCCGCCGGGATGGGCGGGCACCACCAACGTCGATGAGCCCTACCTGCCGCCCGACTTCGACAAGGTGCTGGTGATGCGCTGCTACCCCGAGGCGGAATCCTTCGGTGAGCTCCGCGAGATGGCGTACGAGCACGGGCGCGAGGTGCTGGCGATGGCGCGCGAGTCGACCCGGATAATGGCCGAGATTGCCGGCCAGCCAGATCCGCATGACCTGAGCGTCGAGCGAGCGGTGACGCAGCAGCCCGGCCAGCCCAACCCCGGCCAGCCGATGCCGGCCAACCCGCCGCCGCGCCCGCAGCCCAACCAGCCGACACAGCCGGCGCAGCCCGACCAGGATCAGGACCGCGAGCGGCGCGAGCGTGAGGAGCGCGATCAGCGCGAGCAGCGCGAGGAGCGGGAGCGTCGGGAACGCCAGGAGCGCGAGAACCGCGAGCGGGAAGACCGTGAGCGGCGGGAGCGCGAGCAGAAGCGGGACTGACCCTTGGCGTCATTCCAACAGTTAACGGACGATGTGCTGTGGTATCTCGATCGCCGGGATGCCGCAGCACGCATTCCGTCCTGGGTGCAGTTGGTAGAGACGGAGATCCAGCAGACCTTGCGGGCAAGATGCATGGAGGTGTCGGCGACCCAGCCGGTTGATTCGGCCTTCATCACCCTGCCGCCTGACTTCTGCACCATGGCGAGCATCAGAGATGCCGCTACGGGCAACAACCTCGTGCTCAAGGACGAGTGGAGCGGCTCGTGGACCGACGTCTCCGGTTCGCCTCCGGTGGACTACCTGTATCCCGGCACCTACTACGGCAACCGGCGGACGTGGGCGTATCGGCTCGTGGGCGACTGCATCGAGTTCCTGCCGCACCCGTGGCTACCGGACCCGCCTGACCCGCTGTGGGTGCCGCAGACCGTCATCATGAACTGGTATGCCAAGCCGAAGGCTCTGCTGCTGCCGAGTGATACCAACCCCGTCCTTGAGCAACTCTACTCGGTCTACCTGTATGGCATCCTGGCGCATGCGACTCTGGCAGAGCAGGACGAGCCGATGGCCCCGCAGTGGGACGCAAAATACCAACAGGCGGTCACGCGGGCTAACCTGAACACGCAACAATCTACCATGAGCGGGGCCCCCTACACCGAGGAGATGTCCGGGGTCTTCGGCTGATGTCGCCTCCCATGATGAGCAAGGAGGCGGCGCGCTACACCGGAGCAGGTGGGCGGGAACACTGTAGCCTGTGCCGTCACTTCTCCCCACGCCGCGGCGGACGATGCGCGCGCGTGCTGGGCGATATCTCGCCGATGGGCTGGTGCAGGCTGTTCTCGCGCGAGATGCGCGGACTGGTCGCCGATGCCTCATCGTTCAACGGTGGTGGCGGCCCTACGCTCGGTCTGGACTTCATGCAGCCTGGCTCGCTCGATCAGCGCATTACGTTCACCCGCGCGAGCACCGCCACGTATTTCGACAGTGCCGGCGTGATGCGATCGGCGGCGGTGAATGCGCCACGCTGGGACTACGACCCCAGCACGCTGGCCCTGCGCGGGCTGCTGATCGAGGAAGCGAGGACCAACGTGCTGCTGAACAGCGCCACGCTATCCACGCAGTCCGTCACCGTCACCGCGCAAGCCTACACGCTGTCGTTCACCGGCACTGGCACCGTCACCAAGAGTGGCACTGCTACGGGCGCGCTGGTCGGAACTGGTGTCGGGCAGCGTGTGACGCAGACGTTCACACCGACTGCCGGCACGCTGACACTCACCGTCACCGGCACCGTCAGCAACGCGCAGATCGAGGCCGGCGCGTTCGCCACCAGCTACGTTCCCACCACCTCGGCGGCGGTTACGCGGGCGCAGGACAGATGCAGCATCTCGGCGGCAAACATGGCGCCGTGGTTTAATGCGCTGACCGGGTCATGGTTTGCCGAGTTCGTCTTTCAGAACCCGACCTCGCCAAACATCCGCATTCTCGCATCTCTGGGGCAACCGGCGGGCGGTAGCGCCGGTATGGTGTTTGTCGATCCAGCCCAGCACGTTGCGCAATATGACGGCGGCACGGCCCTCGTCACGACTAGCCCTGCACTGGTGGTCAACGCGGTGAGCAAGGGCGCCAGCACTTGGGCAGCAGGGACTGGCCAGGTCTGTGGCAATGGTGGCGCCGTGCTATCCGGTGCAATGCCGGGTGGGTTCGGCACCCTGAGCACGCTAGGCGTCTGCTTCCTGATCCCGTCCAATCCAGGTGTCACGGACAACGCGACAGGCTACCTGCGCCGGGTTTCCTACTGGTCGCGGGCGCTGACCGGCGCCGAAATGCAGACGGTGACCACGCTATGAGCGGCAGCGCGTCGATCGACCTGGAGCGGCAGTTACTCGGCCATTCTCTGGCCATCGCGCCGATGCCGACGGTGGGACGCGTCTATGTGGCGTTGTGTCTGTCGGCACCCACAGAGGCAGCCGGTGGCACTGAGGCCTCAGGCGGCGGCTACGCCCGCGCCTTGGCCACGTTCGCGCTGATGTCGTCACCATCCAACGCTGCGAGCAACGCCACCTCAGTAGAGTTCCCGGTCGCCAGCAGCGCCTGGGGCACGATCGGCTATTTCGAGATATGGACCGTACCGACCGGCGGCACGCGGCTTTACTGGGGGCCGCTCACCGACCCCGCCGATGGCGTGCCGATCGAGATGGATGTCACGACGGGCGACATCGTGCGGTTCTCGGCTGGGACGTTGATTGTGCAAGTGGCTGAGAACGCGATCAGCGGCGGGTCATCCGCGGACGACGAGGTGTGTAACGTCAAGGATTTTGGCGCGAAGGGTGACGCCCTCGGGCAACTCGATGGCACGATGAGCGTCGGCAGCAATGTCTTCACCTCGTCACTGGCAACGTTCACGGCGGCTGATGTCGGCAAATCGATCATCGTCACCGGCAGTGGCCCCAGCAACACGCCGCGCCAAGGCACCATTACCGGCTACACCAGTGCCCACAGCATCACACTGTCCTTCAGCGCCGCAGTCGCTACCCCGTGGAGCATCGGCGGCGTGTCGATCGGCGGCTCGTTCTACTACGGCACCGACGACACGGCGGCGGTGACTGCCGCCATCGCTGCCGCACAGACGCAGCAGAAGACCGCCTATTTCCCCAACGGTTGCTACTGGCTGGCCAGCCAGACTGCGCCGATCCCGTTGAGCAATGTCGCACTGCGCGGCGAGGGCACAGGCCGCAGCTTCTGGCCGTTCTGCGGTGGGCGCGGCAGTGTCGTGCTATTGAGCAACACCGCCACAGCAGCCTTCAGCGGTGTGGCCGGCACGTCAGTGTCCGACATGGCGTTCTATTACCCGGCAATCGACGGATCGCAGGCCACACCGATCAGCCTGCCGCCGCTGTTCGAGGCAGATGATGCCAGCAGCAGCAACGTCAATAACTGGTTCAGCCGGATGCGGGTCTGCGCCGCCGACACGGTGTTCCACGCAACGACGGCAGGCTCGCTGGCGCGCACCTTCATGTCGGACTGCCTGATCTACGGCGTGCGCAGTGTGTTCTCGTTCCACAACGGCTATGCCGACACGTTGCAACCCAACAATACCTATTTCGGCCCAGGCGCCATGGGGGCGACGGCAACCTCTGGTGCTGCCTACCTGCAAAAACACACACGCGCCAACGGCGCGGTGTTCCGATACGATATCGGCGCCGGCAACTACGCGCGTGCCGATGGGCTGATCTGGACCGGCGGCATCGTGCAGAGCTATCGCCACGCGATCCTGCTCACGAGCGGGCTGATCGATGTCAGTAGCGTGGCCAATATCAACTTCGATTTCATCGGCTCGGTGCTACACGTAGCCAGCGGGGCGCGCATCGTCAGCACGGGGTTCACTGGCGGCGAGGTCTACAGCACCAACAGCTACGACCCGGCCAACGCCGACAACGTATTTCACTTTGCAGCCGGGGCGACTTACGGCAGCGACATCTCAATTGCCGGAATGCACATCACCTTTGCTATGGGCAATGTCGTCTATGACACCGGGGGCGCACTGACCACGCTGGTGTTCTCTGCCAACAGCGTTTCGAACTGGGGGCGAACGACCACAGCCGGATCATATTACGCCTATGCGTGCGCTGGCGCTGGCGATGGACAACAGACATTTACCGGCAACACGTTTTACGGCAACCGACTGGCCACGGCGAATGCAATCATCGGCATCGTAACCGCGCACGGCAACGGCAACATCGTCATCACCGGAAACGGGTTCAACCTCTGCACCCGCGCAGCGTTGCTGACCGGCACCGGGGGCAGCGTCGTCATCGATGGCAATGTATCGACCGGCAGCGCGGCGCCGCTACAGGACAGCAGCACCGCCTCGGTGGTCTATGGCGTTAATAATCTCGACGTTGCTCCCGTCATGCAGGCCGGCGGCGCTACCCGTGGCATCAATGTCCTGGCCAATCAGATGGCATATCTGGTTGGTGCATCCGGCTCGCACGCGTTCTCGGTCGCCGGCACCGACCGGTTTAGTGTGTCGAGCACAGCGGCCACGGTGACCGTGCCGCTGACGATCAATGCAGCTGGCCCTACCATTCGCTCGGGCACGGGTGCAGCCACCGGCACGCAACCGAAGGGATCACTCTGGCTGCGCACGGATGGCGCGGCGGGCAGCACGCTCTATGTCACGCAGGGTGGCGGCACCTGGGCAGCGGTGGCCGGGGTCTGATGCCCGCACCCCGCCCATTCGGTCGCGGTCCTTACGGCGCCGGTCCCTACTCGCGCAACGGGGCCGTCGTCTACGAGGTGGGCGGTATCAGCCTGCTGTCATTCGATGCCAGCGGTGCCGCGGCCCTGGCGTGGCGCAGGACGCCGCCTGGCAGCGCCGGCTCCTGGCCACAGCAGGACTGTACGCCAGGCGTCTGGGAGCCGGTGGACGCCTGCGGAACGGGTAGCTGGATGAAGCAGCGTCTGCCTGAGATGGAGCCGGTATGAGCGGACAGCCACACTGGACTGACAACATCTCGCCAGAGCCCAACAGCGGATGTTGGCTCTGGACCGGACGCTACGGCAACAGGGGATACGGGACTTACGGGGGCGGGCGCAGTGGTGAGCGGGTTGCCGCGCATCGGTTGGCATGGGAACAGGCAAATGGTCCGGTTCCCGGAGGTATGTTTGTCCTTCATCGGTGCGACGTTCGTGGCTGCGTGAATCCGGACCATTTGTTCCTCGGCACAGCCAAGGACAACACGCGCGACATGATGGCGAAGGGGCGCGCGCACTTTGTTGGTGGCGCGTTCAATGCGCGCAAGACGCACTGCAAGCGCGGGCACCCCCTCATCGCCGCGCGGATCTGGGTCACCAAGAAGGGTGCTCGCATATGTCTGGACTGCGCCATGCTGCGCGAACGCGAGAGGCGCGCGGTTAAGAGGGCAGCAACATGAGTGGCAGCGATTATACTAAGACCCCGAATTACGACCTCTATCTGCCAGTCCCTGGTGAGGATGACGACGTCTGGGGTGACCATATAAATTTTGACATCAGCACAATCGACGCGCTGATCAAGAGCGTCTCGGACAAAGCCGACTCGGCACCCACGCCGCGCGACAAGGCCCGTCTTCAGGCGCAGTGGCAAAATGCGGCGGTGGTATCCGACGACACCGTGTGGCTGTGCTTCGATACGCCCTACGCCGGCACGGTCAACAGCCTGACACACTTCACCGGCAACGGTTCGTTCACCGTCAACATCCAGATCAACGGAGTCAGCGTCACTGGCCTCGGTGCTGTCACCGTCAACAGCGCCACGCCAACGACACTGAACGCGACCGCCGCGAATACCTTCCCCGAGCACGCGCGGGTCACGGTGGTCATCACCGGCAGCACCGGCAGCCCGACCGATGCGCTGCTGTCGCTTGCTGTGACGTGGAGTTAGACGATGGCGTTCGTATGGTCGGATGGGTTCGATTGCTACGCGACCGGCGCCGATGCCACAACCGGCTATTGGGATACCACTGTCGCAAGCTCACTCAATCTCGTGGCGGGGCGGTTCGCTGGCAGTCAGGCGTTTTCATGGAACGGCACCGCCAGTCAGACTTTGGCTAAGACAAGCAGCGTCAATGACGCGGTGCATCATATCAATGTGGCGTTCCGCCAGACGTTTGCTATCAGCGGTTCGAGCCTCGGCTTGTATTTACAGCTACTCGATGGAGCCACCGCGCAATGCTCGATTGTGTTCCGCTCCGATGGGGCGATCTTATTGACGGCTGGTGCCGCAAACGGGACCGTGCTGGCGACATATACCGGCGCGTTTCCAGTGGTGAATACGTGGTATTCGTTCGAGATTGAGGTCGTCATCAGCAACACCGCTGGATGGATGAAGGTCCGCAAGAACGGCAACACGACCGAAGATTTCACGTCATCGCTTACGTTGGATACGCAAGCCTCTGCCAACGCATATGCGAACAAATTGCAGATCGCACAGCAGATAGCAGTGTCAACGCAGAACCTGGACGACCTCTACTGGCGCAGCGACGCATCCAGTGTGCCGTGGCTTGGCGATATGAAATGCATCACGCGGTATCCTGCGAGCGATGCGAGCGTGCAGTTCTCGCGAGCGCCTACGACAGTTGTGATGACGCCATATGCGTCTTTCACCACAGCGACGGTGACGGCTGGGAATGCTCGCTACACACCATTCACTGCAAGCCGTGATGGCATGATCGGTGCCGCCACGGTGTCACTGGTTGCTGGATACACTGGCAACCTGAAATGCTCCATCTTCGCATCATCCGGCACCGCGCCAACTGCTGTGTTGGGGTCCGCTACCGTGGTGGTGAACCCTGCCACTGGTGCCAATACGCTGACATTCAGCACGCCAGTAGCAGTAGTCATGGGCGTGCAATACTGGATCGGTTTTGTCAGTGACACGACATCTGGCACATGGAGCATAGCGAGCGCAGCCGCTGGTATGCAGAGCACAACCTCTTACGCCAGTTTCCCTTTCGCGTCGCCAGTTGCCACCAGCACCCAGGCGACAATCTGCTCCCTGATAATCTCACCGACGAATGCGGCTCTGGTCGCTGAAGCACAGCAAGACGGAACTGCCACATACGTCTATGACAGCGTGCCAGGACATGCGGACTTCTACGGCATCAACAGCATCGCGAGCACACCGCTCACCACCTTCGCCGTCACCACGCGCGCCTACGCGATCAAGAGCGACGCCGGCACGCGCACGATGGCGGTGCAACTGAAGAGCGGTGCATCCACGGTGGCGTCACCGACCGTTGTGCTCACACCGAGCAACTGGCAGTGGGCGTGGCGACATGACACGACCGATCCGGCAACTGGTGCTGCATGGACTGCTGCGGCAGTCAACGTCTGTTCCATTGGCCCGACAGTGACCGCCTAGCATGGCTCAGTCCTACTCAAACCCCGGCGGATCAGGTAACCGCGCCGGCATCATCACCGTCACCACAACCGGTAACTTCACCGGCGCTGTTTCGCTGCTAGTCGACGGCGTGACGGCAGCGGTCACCTCAATGTGGTTCAACAGCGGTAACTCCGGTGTCGAGGTGAAGTTCACCTTCGCCGCGCCGCGTCTGATCACTGAAGCCAAGTGGTATCAGAGTGCCATCGCCGCTCATGGCGACTGGCAGTGGCAGGGTTCGCCTGACAACTCGGCGTGGACAAATATCGGTAGCACGTTCACGCTTGGCACGGCCGCGACGCAGACCATCACCACGCTATCCGGCAACGCCACGGCCTATCGCTACTATCGAATGCTGCAGACCACGGGCACGGCAAGCACCAGCCCTTATCTGTATGAAATCGAGTTCAGCATTGACTCTGGGGTAGCCAACACAACGTGGAACCCAAGCGATAAGACCGCCAACATCACGCTGACTGGCAGCAATCTGATTGCCACGTCCACGTCAGTATCGCGTGGGATCGTGCGCGCAGCAGACTGTCAGGTCGCGGGCAAGTTCTACTTTGAATACACCTGCAATGTGATAGCAGGCGCGAATACGTCCCTCGGCATTGCAACCAGCCTGATGACATCAGCAGGTGCGCTTTCTGATCTCAATGCTTGCCAGATCAATAAGACATCGGGACAGGTGTGGGCCAACGGCGTGAACGCCTTCACGTTCGGCACATCCCTGGCCAATGGCAATGTCGTGTGCATTGCGCTCGATTGCACTGCGCGCTTGATCTGGTTTCGCATTGGCGCAGCAGGAAACTGGAACAATAACGCGACATACAATCCGGCAACGGGTGTTGGCGGTGTCGCCATATTCAACTTCGGCGCGGCACTTCAGGCGTTCCCGTTTGCAGGATTGCAGGCGACATCCGATCAGATCACAGCCAACTTCGGTGACACCGCGTTCGTCGGTGCAGTGCCAAGCGGCTACACATCCGGCTTCACCGCAGGCGCATCTGTTCCCACCAACGCACTCGCATCGCAGGCCGTCGCCGAGCATTGGCTGACCACCAGTCCGCAGGCCCAGGTCACCCAGGTTGTGGCCGAGCACTGGGCCAGCGTCGCGTCCGGCAACCTCCAGGCCGTCGTCACACAGGTGATGCTGGAGCATTGGGCGTCCGTCGCCGTGGTGGTCCCGGCGGCTGGCGGGCCTATGGTCACCATGATCCACTGAGGAGACAGTCATGCCAGTACTCGCTGGGACAATCCGTGCATCATCCACCGGCAACCCGGACTGGAAGGCGTGCGACGGCGGGACGGTCTACGTGGCCGAGAACAAGGTCAGCGGCGTCACCGTGCTCCCGCGCGCCGCCCCCGCGCCTGGGTTTGGCGATCACCGCGACTGGCGCCGACGCGTCGGCACCAAGTATGGCTGGACCGGACTCGGCCCGAATGGCTTTCGCTTCCGCCTGCCGGTCGCTGGGGATGGGAATTATGTGAAGACGAATGATGATACAGCGGACACTTGATCATGCCTGATTGGCAGTCTCTCACTATCCCAGAACCTAACAGCGGGTGCCTGCTGTGGGAGGGTTCTGTCACGCGTGGCTATCCCCGTCTCGGCAATGCCCAGGTGCGGCATCTCGTGTGGGAAGCGACGAATGGGCCACTGCCTGACGGTATGATTATCAGCCCACAGTGTGACAATCGATTCTGTGTCAGTGCTGATCATCTGTTCTCGCGGCTGAAGAGGACGACCAGCGACAACTGGCAGGACCACGCCATCCCCGAGCCGATGAGCGGATGCTGGCTGTGGGAAGGCATGATCGACGGTCGCGGCTACGGCAAGTATGTTGTGGCCGATAGGCACCGGCAGGCCCACCGGGTGGCGTGGGAGGCAACTAATGGCCCAGTGCCGGCGGGGCTTGTCGTCTGTCATCACTGCGACAACCGGCTGTGTGTGAACCCTGATCATCTGTTCGCCGGCACGCAGGCTGAGAACAATCTGGATCGCGATCGGAAGGGGCGAAACGGACAACTCAACAAGACGCACTGTCGGCGCGGTCACGCATACACGCCAGAGAACACATATCTGCAGCATAGGGCGGGCGGGATCAGTCGGTCGTGCAAGCAATGCACGCTGGATAGCAATGCCAAGATCAAAGCGCGTCAGCAGGCAGAAAGGGTAAGCCGCAATGCCTGATACCTACACCGAGAACCTGCAATTGGTCTTGCCGGAGGTGGGAGCCTCGCGCGACTCGTGGGGCGCTAAATTGTCCAGCAATTTCAGTGTGTTGGACGAGTTCGTATCCATGTCCATGCCGCTCGGCTCGCTGCTCGACTATGCCGGGCCAACCCCACCGCCCGGCTGGCTGATCGCGGACGGGCGCGCCGTATCCAGAACCACGTACAGCGAGCTGTTCCAGGTTCTGGCCACCTACTGGGGGCCGGGCGACGGCTCGACCACGTTCAACCTGCCCAATTTCGGCGGGCGCGTGTCGGTCGGTGCCGGGGCCCTCACGGACGAGAACGGCACGCCCGGCAATTATATCTTTTCCTCGCGCCTTGGCGTGCAGTTGCGCCAGGTCGTGCAGGCCAACCTGCCGTCGATCAATCTGACGGCGACAAGCGCCGGAAGCCATAGCCATGCGGGCGCCACCGCGGCGGGCGGCACGCATAACCACATCACCGACACGCAGGGCGTCCACTGGCACGGTGGCGGCGCTACGGGTGCAGGCGGCAGCCACCAGCACGGCGGCGGGACTGATCTGCAGGGTAACCACAACCACACGGTCGGCCTGTGGAACCTCGGCACAGGCGCGGCGGGCGGTAGTATCGGTGTGGTGTCGGACATATTCGGCGGCGCGTCATACACCACCAGCGTCAATGGCGCGCACACGCACGCGATTATCACCGACATAGCGTCGGCTCACACGCACAGCATCGCCACGGATGGCGGACACGCGCATACCACCACTACGATCGGCGACCACGCGCACGCCATCGGTGCCGATGGCAACCACACGCACACTGTCGCGCTGGGTGGCGGCAATCAGGGGCTGGACATCCGGCAGCCGCTCGCGGTCGTCACCAAGATCATCTATGCCGGTGGCCAGGCTGCCGCAGCCGCCACGACCACTGCAGTGCCGCTGGTGCGCCGGCTGATGTCGGCACCCATGAGAGGCACCCACTAGTGCCACGCCTCACCCAGGCCCCGCCGCCGGGCGTCGTCAGGAATGCGACGCCGGAAGCCACTGTCGGGCGCTGGTGGGACTGCAACAACATCCGGTTTCGCGGCGGGCAGATCCAGCCGATCGGCGGCAACGTGAATATCATCGGCACCGGCATCGAGGGGCCGATACGCGACCTGCTGACGTGGCACGACAATGCCGGCGTCAGGTGGGCAGCGTTCGGCGGCGACACCGGCCTTTATGCGTTCCGGTTTGATACCGATCAGATATACATCCTCACCCCTGCCGGTGTCGGGCCGCTCGATCCGCCGGGCGCGCTGAACGGCTACGGGTTGGGCGATTACGGCGAGGATGCCTACGGCACCGCACGCGACCCGGACGATGTCGGCCCGCAGGACATATCGGCCACGATGGGCGATCGCTGGAGCATGGATACGTTCGGCGAGCGCCTGCTGGTCGTGCCAACCCAGGACGGCCACCTATTTGAGTGGTCACCCAGCACGCCCCTCACGCGCGCGACGCTCGTGCCTAATGCGCCGGATCAGAACAGGGGCGTGATCGTCACCGACCAGCGCCACGTGGTGCTTTACGGGGCCGGCGGCGACCCCAGGCGCATCGCCTGGAGCGACCAGGAGGACTACACGGTCTGGGCGCCAACCGCGGTCAACATGGCGGGCGACAAGCTGCTCGCGACGCAGAGCTACGCCATGACCGCGATTAAGATCGCCGACAGCATCCTGCTGTTCACCGGCAACGACGTTCACAAGATGACCTACGTGGGGCCGCCCTACGCGTACGGAATTGTCGAGATAGCATCTGGCTGCGGGCCGATCTCGCCGCGCTCTGTGGTGCGGATTGGCGCCAATGTCGCATGGCCTGGCCTGCAGACCTTCTGGGGCTATTCCGGCGCCGTGCAGCCCCTGAAGTGTGACGTCGATGACTGGTTCTTTAGCCTCGTGAACCGGCAGATGGTGGGGCGCGTCTTTGGTAGTCCCAACCCGGCATTCTCGGAACTATGGTGGGATTGGCCGGACGAGGGCTCGAACGAGTGCAACCGCTACATCGCGGTGAACTATGCCGACGCAAACCGGCCCTGGACGATCGGGGTGCGGGAACGCACGGCGGCTGACGGCACCGGGGTGATGGACAACCCGATCCTTGCCGGCCCCATAACCCCTACGGCTGGGGCGTTGTTTTTGCATGAATACAGCTACCTGGATGACGGTCTACCACGCGCCCCGACAGGTGCAGTTTACGCTGAGTCTGGCAACATCGTGCTCGCAGAAGGAGATCACCGTTTTCACGTCAGACAAGTGGTTATGGATGATGTGACGCCCAGCGGCCTTGGCGTTCGATTCCTGACCCGTGAGCAGCCAAACGGTCCTGAGCACGACACGGGACTCTATACTGTGGTTCATGATGGGTTAATGGATGTCCGGTTTAGTGGTCGACACATCCGCATGCGCGTTGAGGCGCTCGCCGACGAGCCGTTTGCTATTGGTCGCCCGCGGCTCAGCATCAGGAAAGGCGGGAGGCGGTAGCGATGACAGTTCGCCCGATCAGCCGTCCACCGGCTCCATTCCAGGCACCGACTGCCGGCAGCATCGACGAGCGGCTGGCCATCATCGCCGCCGAAATCAACCGCAAGGCCAACGCCGGATTGGCGGGTCCTGCGTACCATTTCGTTGGGCTGATCTCGCCTGACGGCACGTCGTGGCGCGTGTCGATCACTGATGCCGGGACGATTGTCACAGAGGCGGCTCCGTGACCAACGAAGAGAAGGTACGGCGTTTCGAGAAGGCTCTGGCCTACGCCGGAAATACGCACAACGTTGCCGACGTGCTGGACCGCATCGGCCAGCAGAAGGCGGTATGCTGGACCCACGGCGACACTGTCGTGGTCACCGAGGTTCTGGCGTTCCCGCGCCGACGCGTCTGCAACTATTGGATCGTCGCAGGCACGCTGAAGGAAAGCGCTGAACTGCAGCCTGATATCAATGCGTGGGCGGTCAGTGAGGGGTGCAGCACAGCGACAGCCACCGGGCGTATGGGGTGGCTGCATGTTACCAAGACGATGCCACTCGGCGCCGGGTGGATACCGCGCGGCATAAAGTTTCAGAAGGACTTGACGCCATGAGCAGTGGTGGTGGCGGCCAAAACACGTCCACCGTGCAGAACTCAAATGCCTACATTCCGCCATGGCTTGAACAGGCCAGTGCGGGTGCGGTGCAACGCGCCGACGCGCTGAGCCAGCAGGGATACAATCCCTACACCGGCCAGACCGTTGCCGGCATCGATCCGGCGCAACAGTTGGCCTACCAGCGGACCGTTGCCATGCAGGGCCTCGGGGGCGACCTCGCGTCCAATGGCATCGAAGCCCAGGCGGCTCTCGCCCGACAGGCGGCACCGATCACGGCGGGCGGCATCCAGGGCAACACCGACCAGTTGCAGCAGGGGTTCAACCAGCAGGTCTACGGGCCGTCGCAAGGCCTGCTTGGCAACTACACGAGCCAGGGCCCGGCCACCGCGCAGGGAGTGGCGGCGGGCGCGCAGCAACTGATGTCGCCTTACACCCAGTCGGTCGTCGACCCGGCGAACCAGCTGATGCAGCAGCAACTGCGCAGCAACCTCAACACGATCGGCGCGGGCGCGAATCAGGCCGGTGCGTTCGGTGGCAGCAGGCAGGGCGTGCAGGAGGGCATCGCGCAATCACAGGCGGCGCTGGGGTCGGAGAAATACCTGGGCGACCTGCTCAACAACCAGTGGAACCAGGCCACCGGCATCAGCCGCGATGTGGCGATGCAGGCGGGACAGCAGGGCCTCACGTCCAATACTGCGCTGGCCAACCTGTTGCAGGGCGGCTACGGGCAGAATCAAAAGCTCGGCGCCGACATCATGTCGTCCAACCTGAGCCAGGGCCTGGGGGCGGCGCAGAACCTGCCGCAAAGCCTGACCTCGCTGCAAAACATGATGCTGGGTCAGAGCAACGCGCTTAATCAGGCGGGCACGTTGCAGCAGCAGTATCAGCAGCAGTTGCTCAACGCGCAGCAGGGCGCGTTCGCCCAGCAGCAGGCTTTCCCGTATCAGCAGTTGCAGACGCTGTTGGGTGCGGTGTCGGGCATCCCCTACAGCACCAGCAATTCTGGGTTCGCGCAGGAGATGAATCCCTACTACTCGAACCCGTGGGGGCAGGCGATCGGCGGCACGGCGGCGCTGGGCGGTTTGGCCGGCGGTGTCGGCAGTCTTCTCGACAACAACGCCGCGGGGAACGCATAGATGGCAGACGCTGGCATTGGCGAGGCTGCCCTGCTTGCTGCGGCGGCGGAGAGTGCAGCGGCGGCAGGGGGCACAGCAGCAGCGGCGGCGGCGCTGGCTCCGGAGGTAATCGGCGCGGGCACGGCACTGGCTGGCACGGCGGCGGCAGCGGCCCCGGCTGTCGAGGCGGCAATCGCGCCCACCCTTGCGCTTGCTACGCCAGCGGTCGAGGCGGCGGTCGTGCCCACGGCGGCGGAGGCGGCGGCATCGCTTGCCCCCACGGCGGCAGAACCGATCTTCCTGGGCGGCACCACGTCAGAGCCATTGCTGGGCTCCGGTGTC